GATGTTGATGCTAAAGGAGTGCCATATTTCGCCTTATATGATGCGTTATCTATTATCAACTGGAAGGAAAACAGTATCGGTGGTCGAAAGGATTTAAAACTGTTAGTGCTCGAGGAGCAATTTGATAATAGTGAAGATGAATTCGGGCACGAAACTAAAACGGTTCACCGCGTTCTATCTATGGATGATGGAGCATTAGCGGTCCGATTGTTCGATGGTTCAAATGTGGAGGATAAAACTCCCGATCTCGGCGGTAATCAACTTTCTTTCACACCATTTGTTTTCTGCGGTGCCACTAGTAATTCTCCGGATGTAGGTACCATACCGCTTTTGACAATGGCCAAGGCTGCTCTGAAGTATTACCAGCTCAGTGCAGATTATTACCAGTCTCTTCACCATACGGCCCATCCGCAACCTTGGATTAGTGGCCTTGATGATGACGATGATGATATTAGCGTTACTGGTGTTATGGCTGTCTGGAGTCTTCCTCCAAATTCACAATGTGGTTATTTAGAAATTTCAGGTAACGGCATTGAACTCACTAAAAAGGAAATGGATGCGCAAAAGAATTCAGCATTAGAAGCTGGGGCTAAAGTAGTTGATACCAATACACAAGAATCAGGTGAAGCGCGCCGTGCACGGCAAGACGATCAGCAAGCAAGTCTTCACAGTATCGTGATGTGTGCAGCTGCAGCAATTGAACAAGCCATTAAGTATGCAGCGCAGTGGTTAAAGCTTGATTCGACAAAATATTCATTTACAGTTGAACCTGAGTTTATTGTGCAGGTCACGGATATTAATCTTGCAAAACAGCTTTATGAGGGTGCTATTTCAGGGAAAAACTCTTTCCGCACATATTGGGAATACCTGATGACAGGTAAATTACCAGCTCACGACTATCAGGAAGAAGTGAAGCGGGTAGAAATAGAGCGAGATAACACTCCTTTGTAGAGGTGATGTATGGCTTCAAAAGAAGATAAATCATTGATTGAAGTACTTACCCAACATCAGGCGTACTTATATCGGGTGTCTTCTCAATCTGTTAAAGAGCTATTAAAAATCTTTAATGATGAGTCAATATTAATGTTGGCAAAGCTTCGGGATTTGCTTGATGAATTAAATGATTCTGAAAAGATGGCTCTAGCAAGTGGACAGTACACAACGTCAAATCTGAAGGAAGTTCGTGATCTGATTGCTCAGTGGTTTACTGCAATAAACACTGCATTACCTGAAGCTTTCGCTGTTTCTGCTACTGCCTTGGCTGTTTATGAAGCCAATTACATGGCGAAGCTATATGGCGGCAAGATCAAAAAGCCAAATGGTGAAAAGGTATATGCAGCAGCTAAAAAAATACCATTGGTAGGTGGGGCTCTTGTTGATGATCTGCTATCAAGAATTGCTGAAAATGCCCGTCAAAAGGTTGAGTATGCAATTCGGGATGGTATCAACTCAGGTAAAACAAATCAGGAAATAGTTCAGCGTATTCGCGGCACCAAGCGCCTTAATTATGAGGATGGGCTTTTAAGTAGCTCTAAGACGGATATTGAACGTACCGTAAGAACAGTTCGTAGTCATGTTGCTAATCAAACGTATTTAGATACTTTCAAACAGTTAGGTTTTGAGTATGTTCGTTTTATTAGTGTATTGGATGGAAGAACATCTAAGCTTTGTGCTCATTTAGACGGTACTGTCTGGAGGATTGATGATCCGGCAAAACGTGTACCGCCGTTGCATCCTAATTGTCGCAGTGAACTAGTACCAGTTAAAAAAGATGGTCAACTTATCGGTGAACGGCCATTTGTAATGGACGAACGTAGAGTTAAAGACATCCCCAAAGAAGAGCGAAGCCAGTTAATAGGACAGTTAGATGCAAACACCACATTCAAAGAGTTCTTTAAGAAAACAGATGATTTCTTTCAAAGGGAGTGGCTAGGGCCAAAGCGCTTTAAGCTCTATAAAGATGGGAAATTTGATTTTGATAAGTTCTTTGATCCTGAAGGCCGTTTCTATAGCTTAGATGATTTGAGAAAGTTGGATGAAAAAGCTTTTAAAAAGTTGGGTCTGTAATTTTTCTTATGTTATATTTTTTAAAACATCAGAATTTATACAATATGAAAACAATAGCTTTTGTATGTCTAACCCTAATTTCCATCACTTGTTTAGCTGAACCAAGTCAAAAATATCTTAAAGAATATGATCGATTGTCTGAAGCTTTGGAGTCAGCAATGGCAAATGCATATTCTTTTGATCCTGCAACTGGTCAAGTAAAACAGGCTACTCAAGGTTTAGAAGCTAAAAATAATTTATGTAGAGCTGCCCAGGCGAAACTAAACCTCACCACGTTTTTAAAAGACAATTTAGAGGAATCTAAAGAGCTTTATAAATCTATTGATGGTGCAGAGACTCTAGATAAAAATTATCTTAGTGGACAACAGCAGGAACAACAAAATCTCGTTTCAAATTTGAAAAAAGACCTTGTTGGAACTGGATTTAACTGTGAGTAATTATTGCCGATTACAGGTAATTCTAAACTCACTTAAGACACAATTTTCACCTATATAAGCGCCCAAATGGCGCTTTTGTCATTTATGGAGTTTGGCTTATGAGTGAATCAAAAGTTAGACATTTGGTACTTAAAAGAGTTTCAGATAAATCTTCTCATCTTGCTCTTTGTGACGAGGAAACAGGTATTCCATTAGCTGGATTAACCGCTGTAAAAATGAATTGTAGTGTTTTTGAGGGTCCAGCGACTATCACGGCAACATTTGATGTAGGTGGTCCTCAAGGCATCCGCTTAGTTGGTGACGAACCTAGACAAAAGGTTTGGGGTGCAAAGGAAACGTAGCGAAAGGTACTACAAATGCCTGAAAAGCAAATCAATATGTCAGATGCTCAATATATTCTGAGCACAAAATGAATTCTGGTGCCATTTCTTCAAATTAAGGTTTCAAGCCATGGCAATTTATGGTTTTACTTTTGAAAGATTAAAAGCAATTGCACTCATCAAATAGAACTTAATTTTTAACCATAGCACCTTCGGGTGCTTTTTTTGCGAGAAGAAAATGCCAAGCCCTATTATCCAATATTTCCAATATGAACATTTACCTGAACATTTGCAGCAAGTTAGTAAGCCAATTGGTGATTTAGCTCGGCAAATGGATGAGCAACTTCCTGACGGGCCTGAAAAATCCACAGGATTAAGAAAGCTACTTGAAGCAAAAGATGCATTTGTACGCCAAGCTTTAAGTAAATAATCATTTATAGAAATGAAGCGTCCTAATGGGCGCTTTTTTAATGCCTGAAGCTAAGCAGAGGGTTCAACAATTAAACCCGCTAAGCGGTATCTCTAGGAGATTTTTAAATGCCAGACGAAATCAAAGTTGATTTGGAAAATCCTGAAATTAAAGCAGCTATTCAAGACGCCGTTGATGAAGCTGTTAAAGGTCTTAAAGATAAGAACGCTGAACTTATCAAAGATAAAAAAGAGTTGAAAGATGAACTAGGTTCATTGAAATCAAAGGTTGAGGGTTTAGATCTGGATGCAATCAAGGTCCTGCTTGATAAATCAAATCAGGATGAAGAATCCAAACTTATTGCAGAAGGCAAGATTGAAGAAGTTATTCAGAAACGCACTGAGAAGATGCGTGAAGAGCATGACAAGGTTCTTAAGGCAGAGAAAGAACGGGCAGATAAAGCTGAAGCTTATGCCGAGAAATTCAAGAAATCAGTAGTGCAAAGCCAAATTGTTCAGGCTGCTATTGAACTTGAAGCACTGCCAGAAGCGACCCCTGATATCGCCTTTTTAGCTCAGACAAAGTTTGCATTAGATGAAAACGGCAAAGCTGTGGCAGTTGATGAAAACGGGGAAGTAGTCATTGGTAAAGACGGCCAAACACCGATGACCCCAAAAGAATGGGTTGAATCTCTACGTGAGCAAAAACCGTATTACTGGCCTAAGCCTAATGGTATGGGCGCATCAGGGAGCAACAATTCAAAAGGTCAGCCAGACATTCTCAAAGCAGATGGCTCGGTAAATATGACCAAATTGGCGCAATTACGAAATGAAAACCCGCAACTAGCTAAAGAGCTAGCGGCAAAACACGGTATTAAACTTTAAGGAGTAAAGCCTAATGGGCGACACAAAAATTGCTGATGTAATCGTACCCGAGTTATTCACTCCGTACGTATTAAATAAAACTGCCGAAAAGTCTGCATTATGGCAGTCAGGCATTGTTGGGGAGCTAGATGAAAAAGTTGCTTTTGGTACAGAAGGCGGTACTACAGTAAATATTCCTTTCTGGAATGATTTAAGCGGTGAGTCTGAAGTACTTTCAGATGGTAAAGCTCTTGGGGTTAATAACATCACTGCTGGTAAAGATATTGCGATTTTGCATGCCCGTGGTAAGGCATGGGGTGCAAATGATTTATCTAAAGCTTTATCTGGTGATGACCCATTGGGTGCGATTGCTGATCTTGTAGCAGATTACTGGGCTCGTGAATTTCAGGGGTTTACCGTAAATACACTTAAAGGTGTATTTGGGTCTGCAAGCATGGCAGGTAATACCCATGACATTTCGGCTGGTACTGGAGCAGCAGCCGTAATTGATGGTCATTCATTTATCGATGCATCTTATAAACTGGGTGATGCTGTTGATAAATTAACAGCGATTTCAATGCACTCTTTCACAATGGCAGCACTAGCCAAGCAAGGTTTAATTGAAACTGTGCGTGATGCTGATGGTGTAGTGCTTTACAAAACTTTTATGGATCGCCGTGTGATTGTAGATGACGGCATGCCTGTTGAAGGCGACGTATTTACTTCTTACTTGTTTGGTTATGGCGCGATTGGTTTCCAAGATATTGGGGCACCGGTTGGTGTAGAGACAGACCGTGACAGTTTAGCGGGTACTGACATTCTTATTAACCGCCGTCACTTTGTACTACATCCTCGTGGCATTAAATGGGCAGGTGATACAGGTATTGCACCTAATAATGCCGGTCTTGCTACAGCCGGTAACTGGGAACGTGTCTACGATCCTAAACAGATCCGTATTGTGGCATTCAAGCACAAGATCAAATAACAAAAAGGCGGGTAACACCGCCTTATCTTTTTGGAGATCCACATATGGGACTTTCATCATTTAACCGTGCACGGGAAAAACAACAAATGACAGAAACAAAAATTGCTGAACTCGAAGAACAACTGGCAACAGTAAAGGGCGAATTTATTGCCTTTCAAAATGATAC